CAATAGCTGCCCGTTTGCCTACTGCGTAAAACTTTCCGAGTAAGGTATCGCCTTCAAGAGCACCTTGAATAGGTCGTCCCGTCCGCACTGCTTGCACAGTGGATAGGTTAACTGCCTTTGATACACGGTAGAGATCAGAGAGCTGTTTCCTAGCTCCGTTCGGAAGGTACTTAAACATCGTGTTCATTGCGACACGATTACGAAGAAGACCGTCATACCACCTTGCATAGCTGTTAAAGTTTAATGCCCCATTCAATGTTGCTCGGCCAAAAGCTCCCTGAAGCCCTGAAGCCACTACACTTTCCCGAAGCTCTTCAGGCACATTGTTTATTAGTTTAACAAAGGTGTCCGCATTACCTGCTGTCAAAGACTGGTTACCTTTACCAAAAACGGCCATTAGATCACCAACCATTGAATCAGCCACCTCCTTACCAAACAAGGAAATTGTGTCCTTTTCAAAACCACCAATAGTCCGAGTAGTGGCTTTAGCAACGTCGTACAAGACTTGGCCTTCTGTTATGGGCTCCATAGCTAGGATGTTAGGCTCTATTCTAGAGGGTCTACCTGCTGAATAAGCAATATCTCTTACGTCCGCATCAAGAAACTTGTATAGCTGCTTTGCCATTCCCTCGTCGGCTGTTGCACCCAGCTCTCCCCTTGACTTCGCCGCTAGACCCACAGTTCGCCTAACTCTCTCTATCATGTCAAAAGTAGGATCGTCTATGGAGAGAAGAATCTTTTCTGAAGTGCCTCCTATTTTGCCGAAGTTCTCTCTAGGTTTAAGCCTGTCATAAACGTACTTCTCTAAGATGGACAGGTCATCAACAGAGCCGCCTACTTTTCTAATACGTTCTTCTAGGTTCTCCAAAATATTTCTAGGGTTAAATCGATTGGCTTCGCCTACATGAGCACGTAAAGTGTCCCATTGCTTTTTTTCAACAACATCTAGATCTTCAAGGGTGGTTTTCATACGGGTACGAACTTGTTGATTCAGTCGGCTTAAATCAACTATTCCGCCAAGCTCTTCAATTAAATCAAACGCTCGCTGGCCTACTTTTATTAGGCCCGCTGTTTCAGCAGCTCCTACCTTGGAAGGTTTAACTGATTTAGCAATTTGGGACAATTCTCGAAAGCCTTGGTCCGTGGTGTAATGATCGGGCTGCAAGAACTCGTCAATACCGAGCCGTCGGGCCGCCTCAAGTACTTTTTCATCAGGAGCAGCCATCTCAGCCAATGTCTGAACAGCCTCTGCATCGTTGGCCGCTGCCTTTCGAGCAACGTCTACAAGCTCTTGGTCCGAAAGCAACGCTGCTTCTGTCACGGTAGAAGGAGGTGTGTTTCGGTTCATCAACCGACCTATCGTGTTGCTATAGGCCAACTTTATAGGCGCAGCCAACGCGGCAAAAACTAAAGGAACTCCCCCAGCCATTGCTACGTCCACCACATTAAAGTCTCCGCCTAATTGTGCCTGAGTCCCTTCATATCCTGCCTGCACAGCCATCGCTTCGCCACTTGCTCGCAACAGTCCACGGCCTTTTAAGAACGCAAAAAGAGCGGCGCTGGAAAGTCCTCTGGGGATATCACTTAGCTCCATGCCGGGCTTAATGACATACTCCTGCCCGTCAGTAGGAGAGGTCAGGAAGTTATTCCCTTTCTCGTCCTGTCTCGCCGTTATGTCAGGGAACTGAGTGGTGATCACCTGTGTCATTTCGTCAGGCGTACCCATCATCGTACCTACCGCGACTTTAGCTGTAGGCAGCAACGTGTCCATGCGGTTAAACTCAGGCATCAATTGATAGCTTTCTGCAGCCTCTGTCTCTGGTGTGCTTCGACGATCCCCTGTAAACGCTTCACCGATTCCTTCAATAAAACCTATGTCCTTGGTAGGAGCGGGAGTGACAACGGGCGCAGCCTGCCCCGTAAGAGACTTTAAATGTTCCCCTACTGCAGTAAATTCAGGTGTACCCTTTTTCCCCTGATTGCTCATAATCCATTGAGCGACCAATTCTGGGTCCGTTACAGTAGACAAAGGGTTGGGGCTTGGTTGTGTATTCTGTTCTGTGCCGTCCATTCTAAGTCCCTTACTACAACGAATTAAGCGCGTCGTCTATTACGCTGCTTACTATGGTATATGGAGTATTACCCACTGCAAAGAACTCAAGTCGAGTCACCAGCTCCGGCTCGTCCTTATAAATGTCTTTAATACTTTGTAGCCTGCTTTCCTGAAACTTGAGAGTGTCGGCTGCCACATTGTCAATTAGCCCAACTAACGCTTTTATCTCCGCTTGAGTGTTGGCTTGCTTGCCGCCTGCAGTAGCGGCGATCAACTTGCGCTCGTTCTCTGTGATTTGACCCTGTCCTTTCATCTTCGCGGCAGCTTCAAGCTCTAGAACAGCCATTTGTTGGAGCAGAGCGGCTGTTGATGCAAGGGCTTGTTCTCCGTTTGTGGCCTCTCCAGGTTCCTGCCCTCCCAACACACTCATGAATCTATTCACGTACTGCCTTGCCTCGCCCAATGGCCCTACAAATAACTTCGTTCCGTTTTTCTCCGCCTCGTCAAAAATCTGTCTAATTTGCCCGACTTTGGATTGAGTTACCTGTGAGGAATTTGCCAAACGTAGGTCATTATTAAGATTATCAAAAATGATGGTATCAAGCTTGCCTGCCGCTTTATTTGCACCTATGTTAGTAATAGAGGCAACAGGTGGATCGCCTCCCGGTAAAAAGGGTTTACCATCCCCGTCTATGGCCCACGCGCCGCGAAGTGGGTCCAATCCCATAATGGCGATTTCTTCGTCTGACAACATTCTAGTCCCAGGATCTTGCTGGGCGATGTCTAGAGCTAAGTCGGCCTGACGTGCAGCTAAGGCTACGTCTGCTGCTTGGGCCGTGGCAATTTTTCCTTGAGCACCCTTTAACGCCAACATTTTCAGCGCCTGACCTTCTTTAGACATCTGCCCTGCGCGTGCTCCTACCTTCCCTGCCAAAGGCGCTAGTGATTGACTTAGCCTGGCCGCACCAGATCCCTGCATAGGTCGCCCATCAGGGCCGACGTTAGATCCGTATTGAAACGCTGCTTGGCCGATGTCCAAGAGCATCTGTGTTCGAGCATCCTGGGGATCAGTACCGAGCCCTAGTGTTCTGTAAAGTTCAGCTTCGTCAGCCATGGTTGACTCTAAATCGATGTCCCCTGCGCTTGGTTTCTGTGCAAGCAACTCTTCTATATAGGCATTTGCTCCCTGCACCGTTTCTGCAGGGTAACGACCTGCTGGGGAAACCGCCTCTGGTGTAGAGCCCTTGTCGTAATACTGAACTACACCGCCTTGGTTATAATTCTGCACCATGCCGCCATCTACCATATAACGAACTCTTCGTTGTGCTTCTTGAACTACGTCAGACGGGTACGCTGAAAAAGCGTCATTTGAAGGAGTCACGCCCATCGCGCCGGACCCTTGGTTAAAATTTTGGACTGGCCCGCCTCTGTACATACCAGGCACTATAGTCTCGTCAACACTGATTGACTCAATACCCATTGGTGCTTGGGGCATGGGTGGGGGCATACCGCCCATCATCTCAGGAGGCATAGGAGGCATTCCTTGCGGAGGCATTCCCATCATCTCTGGGGGCATTCCTTGAGGCGGCATAGGCATAGGCATAGGTGGGGCAGCTTGTTGCTGCGCCAACACCGGCTGAAGCAAAGCTAAAACGCCTTCGGGCGTCTCCTCGGCCTCACGAGCACCTACTAGGTCCGCTAATTCTTCCCGCCTGGCGTCAATAGAACGCATATCACCGCGCAGATTATTCATCAGAATCTCAGGTGAATCCGGCGTGCGACCCATCATCGCTGCCATGTCGGCATCTTCGCCTCCCATCTCCTCGGCGTCGATTTCGCTCATTAGCTCTTCGAGATCGTCCATGAAACCCGACATAATGCCCACGTTCTCTATCTCGTCATCGTCAACCATTTGGATCACTTCGTCTTCCATTTTTATTCCCTAGTCCTAATAAGTTAGCTACCAAATAAGCCTTTGGCAGCTGCACCTGTGGTTAAGGCTCCAACACCAAGTCCTACTGCTGATTGCATCGGACTGGCGCTCGGTGCAGATTGCGCGGTTAATGCCATCTGCGTAGAGGGTGCGCCTTTAAAGATATCTGATAAAAAGCCGAGCTGTTGGTAGGGGGCCATGGCCTTCTGAGTCTGATTAGTACGGATAGCATCTATCTGGCTCTGCTCTATGCCTCTCTCAAGGCCGCCGAGCCCTGCAAGTAAGGCAGTGTCAGCTGCGCCGAGCTGCTGTGTAGCTTGGCCCAAGGCTCCGTATTGCTGCCCAAGTTGGCCCATTTGACCGCCGAGCTGACCAAGTGCCTGGCCTTTACTGATATCCACGCCCGCCTGCTGCGCGGTTAGACCGCCGATTCCTTCTCCAAGACTGCCGAACTGCATGCCCGCTTGGCCTAGAGCTTGCCCGCCGGCCAGTTGCCGGCCTTGCTGCTGCTCGAATCCTGTCATCGCTGCGGATTGCGCCTGCTGATAGTTATTAGCGTAGTCCTGCATGATTTTCTGCTGCATTAAATCCTGCACGCCGCGGTCAAACTCTGCACGCTGAACGCCTTCCCTTGTGCCGCCGAACGCGCCTGCGCTTACCGCTTGAGAGGCGTTGCTTTGGCGTTGAATATCCGCCTGACGCTTCATCTCACCCAGACCAGTCTGTGTTACGTTTTCTTGGTAAGGGTTCATGTAGGCGCTTGCAGGACTGGTGTATAGCGACTGCTCTTCCTGCGTGAATTGATTACGCAGAGCCTGTGCTTGTTGGGAATAAGGGTCCATCCCCTCTAACTGTTGCGTAATACTATTTAATCGCTGGACCGTAGGATCAGCTTGCTGTTCTTCTAAACTCCCAAATTGCTTTCTTTCGCCTCTAGGGTCGTAAGCCTGCGCCGACCCTAGAATCCCGCCAATACCTTGTCCTATAACAGGGACCGCTCGGCCCAGCATGTCTTGGGCCGACTGATACTGGTCTGTCGTGTCAATCGCGCCTGCAGCTAAAGCTCCGCGCTGAGTCAGATCCATACCCTGGCTGACGCCCTGGGAGGCAGCTTGGATGTACGGCTCAAAAGAACCCACGCCCTGCTTGGCAAAGTCCATCGCCTGAGTCTCTGTCCCAGACATCCCCGCAGCTTCTACAAAAGGAAGGTCCAAGTCCTCGTTGTATAGGCGATAACTCTCCTTTAGAATCTGCTTTTTCCGTGCCTCAATCTCAGGGGCCTCACGGATATACTGGGTTTGGTACGTCATGTCCACCATGGTTATCTTGCCTCCAGTTTCTTCATAAGGGCGTACATTTTCTTCGCCCCTTTGCGCCGTGATCCGTCGCCCATGTTCCTGACCGCCTTGGCCGTAAATACGAATTCACCATCACTTAGCATGGCCGGCACGTCGTCGGATGTGCCAGTGCCGGGTCCGTTAATAGGCCCATCCATTTCAGGAAAGTGCTGGCTCGCTACGCCCCGTGAGTCGCTGCCTTGCGCTGCCGTGTAGACCGGAGGAGGAGGAGGAGGAGCGTAAGTCTGATAAGTAGTGCCACTTATGGGTCTGACGCCGCCAAACCGCAAGCGGTAGAGCTCTGGATTCGCATCGATAAGCGCTTGAGCAGGGTCATCCATCATTCCGCCATAGCCATCTGGGATACCAGGGGACTCTGAGTCATATCCTCCTGCGAGACCCATGACACCAAGACCCGTGGCTACGAGCGGTCCATACTGAGAGACTATGTTGTCTGCGCCAGCGGCTTTTCTTGCGGAAGGAGAGATGAAATCATAGGCCTGTCTACCGGCGCCTTTAAGTCCCTCAACAAAGCCTATTCCGTCCTGTTTGCCAGGGGTTAAAGCGCCTTTTATATTCTGTGCGAAAGTATTAGGTACTGTGCTCGCGGAGCCAGTACTTGAGCCAGTGAGGCCTGCGATACCTTGGGGTGGGCCAGGGGGGATAGCCGTCCCTGTTGAGAGACTAAACCCTGGGCTGGTATTTAAAGCCGCCTGATTGACAGTGCCTGGCACGGTTGCAACAGGACGAGGGGCAAAAGTAGTAGGTGTTGTAGCAGGGCCTGCTGTAAACCCTTGGTTAGCCGGGATACTTTGCGGCGTTCTCAAAAGAGCATTAGCGTCGGTCACAGGAAGAGAAGCTGTAGTCGCAGTGCCAGGCCCAGGAAGTCCGGTGACCGGATTTGTCGTCGTGCCAGAGCCTAATTTAAATCCTTCCTGTGCTATGGAAGAGGCGTCAGGAACTAAAGAAGAGGCCTCAGTCACTAAAGAAGAGGCCGCTTGTTTAGAAGCCTCTTCAGCCGCGGTCTTTGCTGCACGTTGTGTAGCTCCCGTAAGATCAGCTCCTGATCCAAAAGTATTAGACACGCCCTGGGAAGCACCTGCTATGATTCCGCCAATAGCACCCGCTTTGAGTGAGTCTTTAAGGCTTTCTCCTGCAGCCAGAGAACTCCCTGTTCCGGCAACAAAGCCAGATACGGCTGTTGCAGCCATTCCACCTGCTTGTAGGCCCATAAACTGAGCTGCCATAGGGCCGGCAAACATAAACAGAGCCGTGCCTATGACAATCTTACCGATAGTAGATCGTGCAAATTTCTTGACTGCTCGGCCTATTTTACTAAATATTTTCTTTAATGAGAAAAACTCAGGCAAGCCTGTTCGGGGGTTAATCGTGCCGGAGCCGCCCCTATCTTTGAGCATTCTCATTTCAGCGGGTGTGACGTGGGCCAACATAGTGTCCCCATTACGGCCTTGGCTTGCCAGGCTCGCTATGCCACCTCGTGCAAAGCCTTGTGGTGCTCTTGCCGGTTCCCCGCTGGTGGCTCGGATTTCATCCAATGCAATACTTAGAGCGCCAAAGAACTCTGGGTCAAAGACCTCTGGTAGGAGCTCTTCAGACATGTCTTGTGTTAGGTAATGTGAGCGGATCTCCGCGTATCGATCAGGAGAGGCTAGGATTTCATCAACCATTCCGTCCAAAGCATCGAGCACTTCGGGCGGTAGATCCAGGTCGCGCAGCTCTGATTTAAACTCGGCCACAGCCATCGGATCAGCTTCAGCTGCCGCAGATAGAAGGGTTTCGTTGATTTCAGACGGAGAGACTTCTTGTCGTATCTGCTCGAAAGCAGCAAAATCTTCCATTGTAGGGGCAGGCATATCGCCCGGCATCGCTTCGGCCATGATTTACGTCCTTTATTTGATGGGACCACACAGGGTCGCGCGCCAAGAGACGCGGAATAGCGTCAATTATGGCGATTTAATTAGTTTCTATCAACCTCTAAATATGAAAGGTAAAACGTCACATTTGCTTGTGTTGACGTAACTTTTAAGACGTTGGCCTCTTCTAAAATACACGGTATGCCGTTGAACACATCGACTGTCGCATCTGCTGCCAAAGCCTGTGCTTTGTATAAATAGTGGGCAACTGCGCTTCCCGAATCATTCTGGACAACCGTTATGTCAGCCGAAGAAGCATTGGCATTAGTCACGCGAAGCGAACGCATCATCGCAGAGTTAGCTGCAGGGACGGTGTATATGACCGTCTCCGTCGAGGCGTTTGGGACAATAGTTTTTCTGAGATACTTGTCGGCCATTACCTACCCCTCGTACCATATTCTTTTATTGGCGTTCTGCTGCGTAACAATCGGCGTGTAAGACGCATTTAATTGCAACACAATTTGCTCCAAAGAGCGCACAAGCTGATCGAATTGCTGCGGAGAATACTCACCAGCAGCGGCATTAGGTAAACGCACATTGGTGATCTTGCTCATCTTAATCCATCCGGTTGTATGTCTACTCGCAGTGTGCCATATCTCCACCAAGCGCCTACGTCCGTGCTTGTGATCTTGATAGCAATCTGCCTACCGCGGGCACGAGTATCCACTTTCTCTGTAGTCGGTGTGATGACGTAAGGGTCCAAAGAACTTGGATTAGCCGTCGCTTGCGGGTATGGCCGCAGCAAAAGATTGACCGTCAAATTTTCACGTTGGTCTTTGAAATCGGGTATGAATCGCTTCATATAGAGCATGTCGTCGCCGTCGCCGATATCAAAATAGCCCGACTCGATGACCGCTGACACTGCAGTGCCATCCGCCTGGTTGTAGCCATCTTCTTGTCGGTAAACTAAGCTTCGTCCGGCTGTCAGGCCGTATATAGTGGTCAAAGTCGCTGCTGTGCTGTTTTTCAGATATTCCGTGGCCGTGGGCTTCTCGAAGGTGTCCACATCCTGCCATGAGGTTCTTGCCAAAGTGCCTACAGACCAGACACTTTCTAAGTAGTTGTATGTCACGTTCCGGTCCACAAAGTCTGAATTAGCACTGCAGTAAAACCAAGTAATTTCGTTGTAGTCCGTGTTCAGAGCCGCATAAACCTTGTCTTCTTGGATCAGATTGATGTCGCTAAACACGTAGTCCTGCACCGTACATTGCACTTTCTTGACCGTGCCATCGAAAGCATAAAAGGCTTCTGGACCCATCCACAGCGCCAGGCCGTTAACATCCACCGCCGCATGAGGACCCAGTGCTCCGCAGTTACTGCCTAGCTGACTAAAACCAAACGTATACGGAGGTCCGATATACTGCATTCCATGCAGCGAGGTGTCAGTGAAGATAAGTATCTGACCACGAGAACGGACCGCTGTCATGATCCGATTGCCGTCGGAGAGCTTCTGCCCGCCTGCTGTGTTAATAGCGGTCTCCACAAAATCGTTGACGTTCTCTTGATCCGAGAATCTGACAAAAAGAGGGTCTTGTGTTGACGGAGTTCCGACGGTTGTTTCTGTGCCAAAGC